GGCAAATATAAATTTATTTGATTATATAAATGCAAAAGAAATAGGAGCTTATGTAACAGATAAGCCAGAAAATAAAATACCGTATTTCGGTGAAACATTATTCCCTGCTGAAAAGCAATTGGGAATAGACGCATCTTGGTTAAAGGGTTCTAACGGCTTACCAATAGCAATACAACCTTCAAATTATGATGCAAAGGCAAGATTAAGAGAAAAAGAAGGATTTGACAGTGTATCAATTGAAATGGCATTCTTTAGAGAAGCTATAAGAATAGGCGAAAAAGATAGACAACAAATGAACTTACTATTATCTAGCCCTCAATCAGCTGTAGCACTACCTCTAATAAGAAAAATATTCGATGAGGCAGGCAGATTAGTAGAAGGCGTAAGAGTTCAAGCGGAAATAATGAGAATGCAATTACTTACTGCAGGTAAAATAAATGTAACAAGTGCAGATGGTAGAGCAAAATACATATATGATTACAACCAAGTAAATAAGTTTAAATGTAGAAAAGGAACTGCAGCTTGGGGAGAAGATACTGCAGATCCAGTCAAAGATATAATTGCATGGTGTGACGAAATGGAATTACAAAGAGGAACAAGACCTGCAAGAGTAGTTATGAACAGAAATACGTTCCTAAAATTATATGGTTCAAAATTATTACACTTAATGATGTATCCAAATGATAGCAAGTTAAATTACTTTGTATCAGAAGAACAAGTTAAATCTTTTGTAGAATCAGTAACAGGTTGTACAATATTTGTATACTCTAAAAAAGTTGCTAATTTAAATCACACTACAGGTTTAGCAGATTCAACTCCAGTAGCTTTAATTCCAGATAACACAGTATGCTTAATGCCTGGTGGTGCTTTAGGTAAAACTAGATTTGGTACAACTCCGGAAGAATCTGACCTTATGACTGGTTCAGATGCTCAAGTATCAATAGTTAATACTGGTACTGCTATAATGACTTACAAAGAAAAACATCCAGTGCAAGTTAACACTATAGTATCGTCAGTTATGATACCTTCTTTCGAGGCTATAGATGATTGCGCAATATGCGATGTTTCTTCCGTATCATCAAGTGATATAAAATAAGCTCATTTATATTCCTTTATATAGTCCCTAGATTTGAATATTTCATTTCTAGGGATATTTTAATGCAAGGAGGAATTTATGTTAAATATTGAAAAAGTAAAAGTATTATTACTAGAAGAAAAGTATCCATATTTTTCAGATGAACAGCTAGAATCACTATGCAATATGTATGATGATATGAATGAATTATGTTACATAGCATGCAAAATGAAAGCAGATGCTCAAGATATAACAATAGGACCGATAACGATAAAGAACAACTCCAACATGTGGAATAATCTAGCTGATGCTTTTTATAAAAAGTGGATAACAAGTTCATCTTCAAAAGCATCTAAATCTTTAACAGGGAAATGTGCAGGTAGATCAGATGAGTATTAATGTAAATTTAATAAAGATACAAGTTGATAATGCTATAAAAAATTATGGCACTGATATAAAGATACTTAGAGATATATATGAAAAAGATGAAAATGGATACGAAGTTTTAAAAGAAAGTATGAAATATATAAGTACCATAAAAGGCATTATAGATAACTCTAGTAATAATAAAGATAACAAAATAAATGATAGGCAAGGAGTTATAAAGCTTGATATTAAGCCATCACTGTATATACCATATGAAAGTAATTCGATTTTACAAGAAAATGATTATATAGAAATAGATGGAGTTTATTATAGAGTTGGAATTTTAAAAGATTTAGTCCACTATAACTTACTTTATGAAATACCTTTAGAAAGGGTTGAGTTAAATGAGTGATTTTACTTTAGATGGAAGTGAATTAATTAATAATCTGAAAAATATGAATCAAAGAGTTCAAACTGGATTAAATGTAATTGGTGATACTACAGCGCAAAAAATGAAAACTTATGCTCAAACTAATCACCCTTGGGTAAATAGAAGTCATAGTGCTACAGATGAAATTACAACAGAGGTCAAATGGGAAGGTACTGCGCTAGACATAAGCATAACTCACGGTGTTGATTATGGTATATGGTTGGAGACTAGAGAAGCTTTTGATGGTAAATATCAAATATTAGAAGAAGCTAGAGATAGTCAAATAGAAGAATTTAAAAATATGATTAAAGCATTGAAATTATAGGACGGTGATAAAGTGAGCCGTATTAAAATAGAAAAAATACTTGAAACCGTGTGTAAAACCGATATAACACAAAAATTAAAAAGTAAAATTAATCAAGACACGTTATCTATCCAGAAAAGAGGTAATTTATCTAGTTTAGACAATAGTTTAGCAGGCTGGGATAACTGGATTATATATGTATACTCACCTAATGGGCTATTAAAACTCGATGAATTAGTAAAAAGGGTCAGGGAAGTGTTACTAAAAAATGATATAGAAGTTACACACGAACTAGGTCAAGAGTACTATGATGAAACTTTATGTTGTTATTTTACAACTATTTCATGTAGAACGCCTAGTATTTACGATTATTATTAAAAAGGAGATGATACTGTGGCTATTTTAAAAAATATAAAAAGAGTTGATATAACTGAATTAGATCCTGCTACAGGAGCAGTAAAAGCTGAAAGTCCAATAAAGAAGACTATAAAAACAGCAGAAGAAGCAGAATTAAAAGCGCTTATATCAGAGGGCGAAGAAGAAATATTAAGAAGTGATGAAATAATATTAGCTATAGTTAGAACACCGGATTTATTATATGGTTACGATGTAACATTCAAAGATAATAAATTTGATGAAACAGCAGCAGGTATAGTACAGGGTTATAAAATTACTAAAACTGGAAGTGGCGAAACTGAAAAGATAAAATTATCTACTCCTATGATGTCAGAAGGTAGCTTGGCAAAACCATTTAAAATGGAAATTTATGTAGGCAATTACTCAGGGGATTCACTAGTAAATTACGTTAAAATTACGTTGAATAAATGTGAAGGTAAATTTTCAGATATGAAAATAGGAAAAGAGTTTTTCTCTCCAGAATTCAATATAAAAGCTAGAGAAAATACTAAAGCTAAGTTGCCAACTCAAGAAATCGATTTTGTAGATGAATTACCGGCTGAATTAGCTTAAATTAGGAGGAATATAAATGAGTGTAATAAATGCAGAACAATTTAAAAATAAAGCTACTAGAGTGGTTGAAATAAGCGGTTTTGAAGAAAATGAAAAAATAGAAGTTAGAATTAAATCCATGAGTTTGCTTACTATGATGAACAGAGGAAAAATATCAAATGAGTTATTAACAGTTGTGGGTGGATTATTTGATGGAGTTAATAACAGTGAAATTACAGAAAAAGATATAATTTCTAAATCAGATGATATGAAATTTGCAATAGAATTAATGGATAACGTATGTAAGGAATGCTTAGTTGAGCCTAAATATGATGAAATAGCTGACTATTTAACTGATGCACAAAAAAGCGAAATATTCGGAGCTTCACAAGGACCAGTAAAACAAGTTATACCCTCTGTTCCAGAGTAGAGAAATACTAGATGTTATTTCTACTGCTAAATTATGTAATTGTAGACCAAGTGATTTACTTGGGATAGATCAAGAAGAAACCTATGCAAGGTATTGCGTAGATGAAGCTTGCACATATATTTATAATATGATGCAACCAGATAAGGATGGAAAATGTAAAGAACCTAGGTTTGAAGAAGATAACAAAGCATCTGATAATCCAGGATTAGATATGATTTTAGGTTTCGGATAAGGTTATAGATTAATAGTCTGTAGCCTTTTTTATTTTGCAAAGAAAGGAGGTAATATATGGCGGCAGATTTAGGAAGTATTGTAGCGCATTTAAAGTTAGAAATGGGAGAATTTACAAATAACTTAAATGTAGCTAGGCAGCAAGTTGCAAGTACGGCAGAATCATTCAATGGTATTCAAGCAGCAGGAAATGCTTTAAAAGGCGTTGGAACTGCGCTAACTGCTGCAATAACAGTTCCTGTTGTTGCGCTTGGAACTACTGCAATAAAAACAGCTATGCAAACAAAAGAATCAATGTCTAAAGTTAATTCTATTTTGCAACTGAGTGGCAAACAATGGAAGGATTATCAAAACGAACTTAAAGAAGGCGCAAATGATTTAGAAATGGCTTATTCTGATTATACAAACGCTGCATATGAAGCAATATCAGCAGGAGTTAAGCAAGCAGATGTAACTTCTTTTTTATCACAAGCTAATCAACTCGCTGTTGGCGGTTTGACTAATTTAACAAGTGCTACAGATTTATTAACAACAGTTCAAAATGCATATAATTTGAGTCAAGAAGATATGGCACATGTATCAGATGTACTTATTCAAACGCAAAATTTAGGTAAAGTTACAGTTGACGAGTTAGCATCTTCTATGGGTAAAGTTATACCTACTGCAAATAATTTAGGTGTATCCGTAGACCAATTAGGTACAGGATATGCAATTATGACTGCAAAAGGTATAGCAGCAGCAGAATCCACAACATATATAAATAGTATGTACAATGAGCTAGGCAAAAGTGGTACTCAAGTATCCAATATATTAAAACAACAAACAGGTAAATCATTTCAAGAATTAACTGCGAGTGGAAAATCAACAGGAGATATATTGCAAATACTATCGGATTATGCTAAAAGTTCCGGAAAATCATTATCTGATTTATTTGGTAGTGTAGAAGCTGGAAAAGCAGCACTTACCCTCATGAGTGGTGGAGCCGAAGGGTTTAATAAAACATTAGATGAAATGACTAATTCTACTGGTTCAGCTAAAAAAGCTTTTGAAGAAATGAATAATACACCAACAAAGCAATTTGAACATGCTATGTCTGAATGCAAGAATGCTGCTAGTGATTTTGGAGAAGCATTTTTACCAGTTGTTACAACGATAGCAGAAGCAGTTACTCAATTCATGAAAATGGCAAGTTCAGTAGCAAGAAACCATCCAGAATTAATAAAAATAATTGGAGCGTTAGGCGTGCTATTAGCAACAATAGGACCTTTGGCATTACTTGTAGGCACATTCATGGCTAGTATTACTAAATTAAGAGAATCTTGGGTTATGTTAAAAACATTATTTTCACTAATTTCTGGACCTATATTAAGCGCACTACAAACTGCAATGAT